GCAGCAGAAGATTAATGCAATGAAGATGCATGCCGCGGATATTGGTTTTGCAAAAGATAATTTGACATCAGCAGATCCTAAAAAAGCAGCATTGGACGCAAAGAAAAAAGTGTTAGACGGACAAATTAAAGATCTACAAAGTTCAGTTGATGATAAGGCTAAGGAAAGAGGCGAATACATTCAAAAGGTATTAAGTAGAGAAAAGATTTTAGGTCACATGGAATTGATCAAAAGAACGACAGGTAATGAAGATTTAAGTCCAGAAGAAGTTGCAGATCTGAAGACTTCGATGCAGAAGTTAAAACAAAGATATGCAGAAGAGGAAGCTGCGATAAATCAGCTTAAACAAGATGCCAAAGAGCAACAACCACAACCTAAGGCAGAAGAGCCTAAGAAAGAGAAGCCTGTTGACAAAAAGAAGGATGATGCTAAAAAGTATTCTAAAGAACGCGAAGAGGCTGCAAAAAAGAAGAAAGAAAAAGAAGCTACTGATAAGGCAGAGAAAGAAAAAGAACCGGTAAAGAACGCAAAGGACGATAAGTTAAAGAGAGTCGAAGACATGATTAAAAAGGAGGAAGAGGCATCAAAGGATAATCCAGAGGTTAAGAAATTACAAACTGAAATCGACAATCTGGAAAAGAATTTAGAAGATCTTAAAAAGGATCCAAAGAAAAATGCGGATTCTATTGATATATTATCAAAATCGATTCCTAACAAAAAGAATCAATTGCAAAAATTAAAGGCATCTGGAAATCCAAAGTTACAAAAACTAAAAGATCTTAAGGACAAGATTTCTGCAAAAGAATCATGGCAGTTAGAAGGAACCGAATTAGGTAGATTATTTGAAATGGAAATTTCTAAGTTAGAGATGGAATATGCAATAAATGAATCTAAGTACTCAAACATTTCTATCTCAGATAAATTAAAAATGTTATTGGGATAAATTATTTTTTAGAATTCTTAGAATTCTTTTTAGCTAACTTAAGGAACTCTTGCTGTTGATTCAGTAAGAGTTCTTTACATTTCTTGCGAAATTCAACTGAAGACTTAAGAATACGGCTATCGACCATTGGAGCCTTTAAGACATCATGGTAGCTTGGATGCACAAAGTTTTCTAAAGAGAAATCTCCCATCTTTGCACGAATCGGTTCTCCTGAAATTGCACAGACCCAGTCAATTGTTTGATAGTTCTCTTCCAAATCTCCACGCTCTACGATCTCTCCGGTAGACCAATCATAATAAAGCTTATTGGTATAATTAACAGCAGTGAACGTGTAACTATGCTGTTCGAATAGAATATGTATAAATTGATCGGATTTACAACGATCCCTTAATAAGGGATAGTCCATCAGTAACCTACGCTGGGCGCGAGATAGGGTTGAATATTGAATCCCAAATCTGTTCGACGGCCACATTCCAGCGGTACGCTTAATCTCTGGGTATTTCTTTTTAATCGCCATATCATATATGTATTTGAAACATTTTAGGCATGCCGCTTATAAGTTAAATAACAAATAAAATATGATCGCCAACGCACTATTTACAGAAAAGTATCGCCCAAAAAATTTAAGTGATTTAATCTTGCCAGAAAGAGTAATGAGTAAGTTTAAAGATGGTTTGACCCAGAATGTATTATTTGCTGGATCTCCAGGAACTGGTAAGACATCTACAGCAAAGGCAATCATTAATCAATTTGAACTTCCATACCTTTACATCAATGCTTCAACCGATACTTCAGTAGAAGTGATTAGGACCAGAATTACTGATTTCTGTTCAACCATGTCAATTCTGGATGATCGAAACAAATTCAAAGTAGTTATATTGGATGAGGTCGATGGTGTCTCTGATCAATTCTTTAAAGCGTTAAGGGCAACAATGGAACAATTCGCTGGTAATTCCAGATTCATTGCAACTTGTAATTACATCAATAAATTGCCAGATCCGATCCTGTCGAGATTTGAAGTGATCAATTTTGATTTTGACAAGTCAGAAGAATTGGAATTGACAAAGAAGTACATCAAACGTATCCATGAGATCTGTGCCAAAGAAGAGATGACAATTGAAAAACCCGCGTTGGTTGAGTTTGTACGTCGTAATTTTCCAGATCTTCGTACAACCTTAAATAAGTTACAGGGTTATAAATCACAAGGAACGTTAAGCATCTCAATCGATGATGTAAAGAGGTTCAATTCAGTTTATAAAGATGTGTTTGACTTGATATTCAATGAAACCGATCCAGTAAAGAACTATAAACTATTGGTAAGTGAATATTCAAATCGAATAGACGAGGTTTTACAATCATTGGGTTCAGATTTTGTAGAGTACATTCAAACTGAAAGACCAAACCATGTGAAATGCGTTCCTCAGATTATTATTGCAGTTGCGGAGCATCAAGCTCAACGAGTAAATGTTATTGATCCAGTGATAACAATGCTAAGTTGCGTTTATACCCTACAGACAATAATAAGATCATAAACATTAAATAAATTTTACCGTGTCAGGTAAAATGATTATATTTATATATAAATAAATGGAAGATCAAGATATGAAATTAGGTAAACATACATTGCTAATCGATGGAAATTATTTCATCTATAGCAGGCTTTTTGTAATGCCAAGACCCAAGTCTGGTAAATTATTAGGTGATGAAAAGAGTAGAGCTCAGTTTTTACGAAAGCTGTGTATCGATTTTGCCTCAGAGATTAGAAAGATGCAACCGTTTTTAGATAAAATTGTATTGACCATCGATTCTAAGTCTTGGAGAAAGGATCTTTTTCCAGATGCAAAATACAAAGGAACCAGAACTCAAGATGATTCTATTGATTGGACTGGTGTTTATGAGATCTATGATGAATTTAAGAATGTCCTAGCAAAGAAAGGAGTTATTGTTAATCAAGTTAATGGTGCTGAAGCAGATGATTTATTATTTGCATGGTCGACATCGTTAAATGTAGCTGGAGAAAACTGTATTATTTGGACTGGTGATAGAGATTTAATTCAATTGGTTGACTATTCCAAAGCAACAGATGGCTATACATTATGGTATTACAATACCAAAAAGAAATTGATTACATTCGAAGGATTTAATAAAATGATGGGAGGACCCATCGATGATAATTCAACAGATGACGATCTTTTATTTAATCTTGCGAGTAAAACTGCTCTATTAGAAAGGGTTCGTTCTGAAATGCAGGATTGGATCAAAAAGAATGCAATTGAAATTGAAGAGATAAATTGTGATCATTTTATCTTTGAAAAGGTATTGATTGGAGATAAGTCAGACAACATTAAGTCTGTTGTTACTTGGAAAAAGAATGATCGAACATATAATATTTCTCCAAAACAGGCAGAAAAAATCATCGATCAATATTTAAAAGAAGAAGAAACTTTCTCAATAGATCACATGTTTAATGAATCACAGATCAATAAAATTGTAGATATTGTCGATCGAACAATAGGACATTCAACTAAGCCTCAAATCAAAGCACGATTTAATGAGAACCTAGATATTATGTTATTGCATTACAATACGATTCCAGAATCAATTCAAAAAGCAATGCAAATTGAAGTTGATAAAAGTGCAAGCATCGAACCTGAATTAACTAAGTTAACTCAAATGGAAAAGATATTAGAAGGAAGTCATTGGTTAACAGTTAAGGCTGATGTTCCTACAGCATTTGATCCATTTGCAGGTCTGGAGGATGAAACAAATTCAACTCCATTGACTAAAAAATTAAACAATTTATTCTAATGAGCGTTAAACCAACCATAGAAGAGCAAGAACAAATCGAATTGATTTTATTAGAGGCCAATGCGGTTGGTTTGAGATATGAAGTAGATTGGACAGCACAGCAAATTATGCAAGAAGATTTGGAATCAATTAATCCATTGGCAGCATACCAAATGGCATTTCATGAATGGGTTAAATAATTAAAGATGTTAGACGAAACAAAATTATTTGACTTTGTAAAGATTATGTTTACAAAGCCAAAGGACTATAAAGAAATAAAACAGCATACGAAGAAACGCCATCATTTTATGATTCAACGTTTCTTTTCAATTAAGTTTCCTGCAAATGCCCAGTTATTTAATAAGAATGGCATTAATGGTGCATCTGTTATTGATTGTTGGAGTTTAGTAGCACAAAGATTTACAAGTGTTCCGGCATGGGTATACACAAAAACAAAGGCTAGCTCTTCCACAAAAGAAAAAAGCGAATACATACCCAGTGAAGAAGCAATAGAACTTTTTATTCGTAAGAATGAAATTGGTAAAAGAGAGTTTGCTGAACTTAAAAGCTTTGCCAAAAACGATCTTTATGTTGAACTTAAAAAAATAGAAGCATCAATCAAAGTTTATTAATGGACTTCTCAACTACCGATACCGTAGATGTAATAGACATCATACTATATAAGTATAACTATTACGACAATAAAATTTGGACTGGAGTCAAAAATAAAATGGACTTCATCCCAGTAAATGAGCAATCAGTCCTGATATCCCCAACTTTGTTAAAGGATTATATCGATCAGGCATATCCAAATGAACTTAATAAATTCAAGTCAATTGGATCTGAATTTTTGCACAAGGATGCCAACTCAATTTATTTTATGCATTTGATGCTTTCACAAATGAAGCATTTGAAATGGGTAAAATTGACGTTGGATAAAAGTAAAAACTATTCTCGTTTGGTAGCAGATGGCACTGGAGAGAAAAGAATCAGTTTCAGTTATAAAATACTACATGCAACATTTAGACTATACAATATCTTTGATGAAGACGAAGATTTCGAAGGCATCAATAAAATTTTATATTCAATAGATCTTCTTTCTAAAGGAAAACCATACAAGAGGCATAAATTATCAGATATGCTGGATAAATTAGAGATGTGGATGGAGGCAAATGCTCTAGATTTTGACAATGAGCTTGTAGAATGCATTGGAATCCTATTGGATACGATCGAGCCTAAAATGGAAGGAGACAATCCCGAAGTTTTATTGGTTACGGACTACTAATTTTTATTGTGATATATACAGAAAATAATTTGTATTGTCATGTCATTGAAAGAGACCATTTCTAATTTTGGTAAAAGAGAAGCTCTAGTATACATTGTTTTAGGACTTTGGATTATTACTGGTGTTTTTGGTGGTTACAAACACTCAAATTTTACATCACTCGCAACATATTTCGGATCACTTACAGCATACGTCGCAACATACGTTTGGGGAGAATCAAAGAGACCCAGCGAAAAAACCAGCATCTTTGCACCTGGTCCAACTTCACGTAGAGAAATAATGATTTATGTAATTGTTGCTCTTTGGGCAATTGCAGGATTTGGAGCCATCCAATTTAACGCAAATCTAAACGATCTTTCAATTTATTTCGTATCACTTACCGGTTTCATCGCATCTTGGATCGCTGGAGAGGTTTATAAATCTGAGGATAGCGTGGTACTTGCAACTCAATCAGGGCAAAATGGTATAAATACTGTATCAGATAATAACGCAACCGCATAATGATTAAAGGAAATACTGCAAACGAGTACGGCGACTACCTAATAGCTTCTGTTAAAGAACCATACAAAAACGTAACAAACGTTATTGATTGGGAAATCTTGGCAGGTCTATCAGATTCAACAACAGTTGGAACTGTAACTTTGAATGCAGGAAGTACGACGGTTATAGGCCTTGGTACTAATTTTTCTAATCTAAACAATGGAGATATTATTATTGTCGGAAATTTATCATTGGCAATCGATCATATAGTAGACTCTAATAAAATTGAATTAATTAATCCATCACCAACTTCGGTAGTGAACGTTAAATTTTATAGAAGCACAAATCAATATAACAATTTTACATACGAATTTAGATTCTCAACAACAAATAACACGTTCAATGAATTTCATGAATTGAACAAACAAAAGGATTTTGGAGACTTGTTGAGTATGAATTTTAATCCAAGAGAACCTTTATACCTTGATGTTAAAGCAGAGGTAAATACAATTCAACCCGGAAATTCATTGATATTTATTGCGGTAACTTATACCGTGCAAACCGATAATGGAATCATCGAATCATGTCCTCAGTTATGTTTGGACTGTACAGATCCATTTCTTTATTCTGGATGCGCAACCGTAAGAATTACATGTGAGTACGATAATTTATTTCAACCATATAATTTAAATAAGGCACAGCAAGTTTATTTGCAAATGTCAAAATTGGTAAGCGATATCTTTGGACATCAGGTTACCTATTTTAGAACTGAACCGGATCTAAGAACGAAAGATGTGATCCTAATGGAATACTCTTTATTTAATGTTGTTGACCAACAAAATGTAAAGATCTTGGTTCCAGATAATGAATTTCCTCAGGAATCTACCCTAAGCTATGATATGTTTGGAATTGAATTCGAAGAGTTTGAAATTCATATTGTAAGGGACGAATTTGAAAGAGCGTTCGGTTATAAAAAGCAGCCTAGAGAAAGAGACTACATGTTCATTCCAATCATTAACAAAATGTACATGATCAATAGCATTTCATTGGGTGATCGTTTCAATGCAACAAAATCTTATTGGAAGATCAAATTGGTGAAATACCAAGAACAAACAGAGGTCAATCAGGGAATGTTCGACGATGCAACGGATTCATTTGTTACGGGTATTGAAGAAGTATTTGGTGCAGAGATTAAAGAGACCTACGAGAAAGATACAAAACCGATGCAATATCAAACAGTTACAACTTCTTATAGAGATGGAATTAGAATTTTCCAAGACAAATTGATTAATATTGTAGACTATAGTTTATTAAATAGATGGACAGTTGTTTCTAAAAACTATTACGATTTAACGCAGGTTACAAAGAATTCAACTGCGATGGAATATGCAATGATGAGTCAGTTAACAAACACTCAAAACTTTGCAGTTACATTTTGGATGCAACCGCATTTCCCAACCGGTTATGCAGGTGAAGATTTCATCTTTGGAGATTATGATGCCGCAATAGGATTCCAAATCACATTAACCCCTCAACAATTTAATGTAAAGGTAAACGGAATTGTATATCCTTTCATGCATGGAATTACGTTTAATCCAGCATTATGGTACGCAGTAATTATAAATGGTAGCAATGATTTTAAACAACTTTCAACGTATGTTTATTCATTAGATCCATCAATAAATTATACGGGACTTCCACAGAGCGGAAACGATAATTTGGTACCAGTTTATTCTCAAATACTGGATGTTGCGCAGGCTTTCTCATGGAATTCAAACACAAATTACAATATCAGAGGAGCCAATCTGTACTTAACTAATTTAAGATTGTTCCAGGAACCGGTTGAATTTGAGCAACACAATAACGTATTAAATCAATATGTTGTTAGGGATGCTCAATTAGCAACGATCATAGATAATGCAATCCCAAGCCTAGGTTTCCAAAAGTTCAGAAACCCAAGATAACACTGATACATACTCTAAATAATATTATAATATGTCGGAAGAAAAGAATAGAAGCATCAGCGAACAGGCCGATGATATTCGTAGAGAGTTGGATGAATTAATAGGTTCAGATGATAGCATCACAGATATTGTTAACAAAGATCCAGAACTTCCTCCAGCTAGAATAAAGACTCCAGCTAATTTCAGTGAAATGAAGGCAGGAGCCCAAAAGCAGGCCGAAAAAACCATCACTGCCTTAATGAAGTTTTATCTTGATGAGGAAATCATCACCAAAGATGAGTACCTAATTGCAAAGAAAAAGATGGATGAGATGACGATGTCCTCTTTAGTGTATCAATTACAGGCAGGTGAAAGAGCCCTAACAACTCTATTAGAAACCATCGAAGATGGAGAACTTTCTCCAAGAATGTTTGAGGTACTAGCTACATTACAAAAATCAATGTTGGACATCATTAAATCGCAGACAATGTATTTAATGGCAACTGAAGAATCAACCAAGCGTATTGCTAGGGATATTGAAATGTATCGCAAGAACATTGATAAGCAAGAGATTACCAGTTCTGGTGGATCCATTGAAAATGGAAATGTTCAACGTGGTACCAAAGATCTAATGAGATTGATTAAGAACGCTGGAAAGATCGAAGAAGAAGAGATCGAAGACGTAAGTGCTTTTGAAATAAACGAAGAAGATTAATCCTATGGCAGAATTTTCTAGTGATAATGTGTGGATTCCAAAAGAATCGACAGATATCCAAACAACTAAATTGGTTTGGTCGACAAAAACCGTTAATGACTATATTGTAGCAATTGACAAAGGATATCGACCAAATGTAAGTGCACCATTCTATGAAGGTAAACAACACTTGCGTAAAGGTAATATTGTATTTGAATATACCGACGAAGAGATCCAAGAACTAGCACGATGTGCAAATGATATCGTGTACTTTGCAGAGAAATATGCAGTGGTAATGACAGATGATGGTATCAAGCAAGTTATATTGCGTGACTATCAAAAAGAAATGCTACGCAATTTACAAAACAATAGATTTAATATTGTTCTGGCATCTCGTCAAATGGGTAAAACCGTAACGGCATCTATTTTTAACGCGTGGTTTATTACTTTCAATTACGATAAAACAACCTTACTATTAGCCAATAAAGCAGATTCAACGAAAGAAATTATCGATAAGGCAAAGGTCGTAATCGAGCACATGCCGTTTTACATGAAACCAGGTATTATTAAGTATGACGTGATGAACGTAAGAGCTGATAATGGTTGTAGACTTGTAGGACAATCAACAACAGCAAAGGCTGGTATCGGTTTTACAATTCACAATTTATATCTGGATGAGTTTGCGCATATCCACTCAAGCATCGTAGATTCATTCTATGAAAACGTTTATCCAACGCTTTCAGCCTCTAAGATTTCGCGTATCAATATCACTTCAACACCGAATGGATTTAATAAATTCTATGAAATTTATACGGCTGCTGAAAAAGGAGATAATGCATACACTCCAATGCGTATTGATTGGTGGCAACACCCGGAAAGAGACGATGCATGGTATCAAAGAGAACTTAGAAACCTTGGTTCTGAAGATGCATTCAATAGACAATATGGTAATGAATTCGTAAGTTCGTCTTCATTATTGTTATCTCCAGCATCGATGAAGGTGTTAAGAAAAAATGCAAAGAAATACGTGAATCATGAATTAGATGATTTTGATAACATACACATCGACGTAAAGGGTTTCTTAGCCTGGAATCCAAACTTTGATGTCGAAGAATGCGCAAGCGAAGAAAAGTTCTTTGTATTTACCGTAGATATTGCCGAAGGAAATGGAGGAGATTATTCAATCATCAATATATTTGAAGTAAAACCAATGGATAAAAAGAGCATCGAGAATGTTTTAAGTCCAGGAGCGATGTACGACTTTTTTAAATTAGAACAGGTTGCGATCTTTAAATCAAATGAACATGTTATTGAAGACTTTGCAAAGATATTGTATACTCTATCATGTGAAATCTTTAACCCAGAAAACGTAAAGATTGTGATCGAGTACAACACATACGGTTCGATCCTATTAAAATATATGTCGACAGTTTTTCCTCAACGAAATGAATTTGAGGATGATATGGTACTTAGATTTAAACACCGTCATGATTCCAGAACCTTAAGCCCTGGTATCAGATTAAAATCAGATAACAAGGCTGTATTTTGCCAAAACTTTAAAAAATTGATCGAGGCAAACAGATTGACGATCTCAGATATTGAAACGGTAAACGAGGCCAGTCTATTCGGTACCCTAAAGAATGGAAGTTACGGAGCCCAAATGGGGCATGATGATGCGATCATGTCTTCGATCATTGCAACTGAATTCTTCAGTACAACCGATTATGCCGATATTGTAGAAGAGCTATTAGATATTATTGATCCACAATTGCATGAATTTATGGAAACGATACTATTTAAAGATAATAGTACCCAGGGAGATTTACAATACGATATTTACGACCTATTATAACAAATGAATTAGTCATTAGATATATAGATTAAGAAAAAATACTTAGAAAAATTATGGCACTTAGTCCTCAATTAGCTAATTTTAAAAGCTCAGGCGTGTACAGATTGGAATTCGACAAATCTATCACCGCTAGTTTTAATTCGCAAACAATCAGATTAGTTGTTGGTCACTCTAAAAAAGGACCTTACAACACACCAGTTTTATGTCAAACTATCGAAGAATTCCAAGGAATATTCGGTAACATTGATTTAAATTTGGAGAGCACTGGAATGTTCTTCCACAGATCTGCTCAAAATGCTTTAAGCAGAGGAGCAATCCTTGCTTTAAACATTGCAAACATTGATAGCAATGATTTAATTGCATATCAATCACCAGTTACCTTTGGTTCTAATCCTGGAACTGTAACATTACATTCTGAAAGTGGTACAAAACCTTTCGAAGAATTTTATAACACAGATAAATTCTGGTTCCCAGAAGATATCGAAGTTATAAATGCAATCGGTCAAGATACTGATAGAGTTTTAAACTTTATCAACATCAAACAGGATCCAATCACAATCATCGTTAGAAAGGCTCAAAATGTAGCACAATTCGATATCACTGCAAGAGAATGGTATGGTAACGGTAACGTTCCAGCCTACCTAAATGATTTCGATTATATTTCAGACTTTATGGTTGATGTATTCGTTTTCAAAGGCGAATTCGATCCAGCTACACTTAATTCAGATCCAGTTTATGGAGCTTATTTCACAAACGAAGGTTTAATTAAAGATCAATTATCAAACTTCTCTAACTTAAGACAAGTTTCTTTATTGGCTCAGTACACTGGTTCATTATTAGCAGGATTTAAAGATCTTGAAGGTAATGATTTATATGTAGAAACAATGATCAATGGCGAATCTTCTAGAACTGGTTTATTCTGCGCAGTAAACGCAGCATTAGTAACTTCTTCTACAGGAACTGCAGTTGATTTGATTGGACATGTTTATGATAAGGATCAGGATTATGAATTACTTTCATATTTAATTGATTCTAATGTAACATCAAACGATATTGTTTTACCTTCAAAGGCAGATAACGGTGGAGTTGCAGTTACAACTTCAATAGTAACTACGCTTAACACAAACGATACATTGCATATCAATAATTATGATGCGACTGGAGTTATTCAAGTAGGACATCTTTTCTTAAAGGCTGGTTTAACCAACGAATACGCAGAGATAATTCATACTGAATTTACAGCAGGAGTTACTATCATTCAATGCTCTGAAGCAATCAATTCAATATATGGAGGAATCGATACAACTGGAGGATCTCATACAATTTACACATACAATGCCAATATTCCTAAATATCCACAGTATGATTTCGTAGCAGGACCAGTAACAGGTACCTACGCAGCTATCGGAAACGGTCAGTTCACTGCAACTTTCGATATGACAGGACATTATGGTACTCCAATTAACTTTCCAATCAAAAAGGGAAATTACGTTAATTCAGCAGTTGCAGGAAGATTGGCAAAAGTATTAAGAGTTTCATCAGTAACTGCAGGAAGCATCACAACTTACACAGTAACTTGTGATAGAGATGCAGCAGCATCATGGCCTGGTAACTACGTTCTATCTTTTGAAGATGCAACTACAGTTTACAAACCATTTATTTTATCTGCAGCATTGGTTTCAGCTAAAACAATATCTGGAGTTCTTTCACAATTGGTTGGAACTAATTTATATGATGCCTTAATCGATAAAGATTTAATTGATTACAGATATGTTGTTGATACATTCGCATCATTTGATGCATCAGTTGGTATCTTAAACAAACAAGAACTTTCATACTTAGCGAGTCAAAGACAAAACGTATCAGCTATCTTAAATGCGCCGACAGTAGCAGATTTCAAAAAATCTACGAACCCTTCATTTAAAGATGCAAATGGTACTTTCCAAACTCAATACGTAGCAGACGGTGGTAACTTGGATATGAATCCAACTAACTTCTATGCATTACCTTCTATTAACAATGGAGCTAACTATGCATTCTACTACGGTCCAGGTTTAACCGTAACTGAAAATGGTAAGAGCTTTACAGTTCCACCAGCAGCTTACGTATCAAACAACTATATCGACAAATACTTCAACGCATTACCATGGTCAATCGTTGCAGGTCCAAGAAGAGGGGTTGTATCTGGAATCAATGTAACTGGAGTTGAATATCCATTCAGTAAAGCAGACAGAGACATCTTAGAACCATTCGGTATCAATCCGATTGTATTCCAAAGAGGAGTAGGTTCAGTTATTACTGGTAATAAAACAGGTCAGCAATCGGTTAAATCAGCACTTTCTTCTGCACACGTAAGAGAGGTATTGATTTACATCGAAGAAGGTTTGGCTAAGATCTTGAAAAACTATGTGTTTGAATTTAACACAGCACAAACAAGATTAGAAATCAAAACTTTAGCCGATTCATTCATGACCGGTCTTAAAGCTGATAATGGAGTTTATGACTTCAAAAACGTAATGGATCAAACTAATAATACGCAAGACGTTATCGATAACAACATGGGTATTTTAGATACATTCGTTGAACCAGTTAAAGGTTTAGAGATTATCGTACAAAGAACCACAGTTCTTAATACAGGTGCAATCTCAACTGGAAACTTTTCTTAATAAATAGATAAAAATATAACACAAATAAAATGGCTTTACCACATTATTCACAAGATCAGACCTCGAAGAAAGGCATGCAGTACGAACCAGTACAGGCGAACCTTTTCGAAGTTACTATATTGCCACCAGCTGGAGTTGCAGGTTCTTCTTTGTTACTTCAACACGTTAACAAAATTACGGGTTTGAATCTTTACAAGGAAATCACACCAGTAGATCAAAAGTATAAGTTCTCTAAACGTTCTTATGCTGGTATGCCGGATGATACAACAGTTGAACCAGAAATCGAGTTCTCATTGAACTTAAATGACTCAAATCAAGCTTACTTGTACAAAACTCTAAGAGATTGGTACAACAAGCAATTAGATCCTCAAACAGGTATCATGGGTCTTAAAAAGGATTACACTGGAACAATCGTAATAGTTGAATATAACAGAGCTGGAGATATTTACAGAACTGTTACATTAGAAGATTGCTTCATCATCTCAGGTTTACCGTTCTTAGAAGAGAACGCATACGAAACTACTGAAGCGCAAATTTTAACAGTTAAATGGAAGGCAAATACTTTCTTGGAAGTATTAGCTTAATATAAGATCAGAAAAGGATGGACGCTTTGCGACCATCCTTTCTTTTTGTAAAGAATATATAATATGTTGATAACATAATACCCCCGCATGGCAAATACAAACACGAAATTAACAAAGAAGCTTCAAGTGCTTTTAAGCGAAGAAGAGGTTTTCATCCTCAATCGTATCATCTTAAATGATGCACTTGAAAATGAAGAAAGACCTATTTCCATCTCAGCATTTATCAGAGAACTAATTAGAAAAGAAATCGAAAAGAGACCTGAAGAAAACAAAGAATGGAATCGCAGTAAAATCAATAACCTTAAATCTAAGAAATAATGCAAGAAAACGAAAACCTACAAGATCAGTACAAGCAATTGGTAGAGCAGGCCGAAAAAGGAGATCAATCTCAAACGGCGCAGTCAGAACCCATAAATTTGGGAAGGGTAGATATGAAAAGATTTGCCACCCAAACAGCTGAAGAGGCTGATGTTATCCTAGGATATTACAATGTTGAAATGATAAATTTACCATCCGCTGGTAAGTTTTATCCAGCAGATTCAACAATCTCTATTAGATCAGCAAAAGTTGCAGAGATCAGACAATTCTCAACTGTCGATGAAAACAATTTGATCGATATTGAAGAGAAATTAAATTACATCATTAAATCTTGTATTAGATTTGTTTCAAAGAACAAAGTTTACTCGTACAAAGATATTTTGGAAGAGGATAGAATCTTTTTATTGTTATCGATAAGAGATTTAACATTCCCAGAACCAGAACTTAAATTAACCGTAAAGGCTAAAACCAGAGATGGTGAAGAGTTCGATGCTGAAATTGCATCAAAATATTTTCAGTTATCAAGAGTTCCAGAAGAAATTGAAAAGTATTATGACGATCAAACTCGTTCATATGAAATTCAAACTCGTTCATTCGGAACAATTTCAATGAGACCTCCAACGATCGGTATCATGGAACAGGTTACGGATTACATTAGAATTCGTCAAATTGAAAAGAAACCTTGGGATCAGGCATATCTACAAATCCTTCCATACATTCAAAAGGATTGGAGAGGATTTAATGAAGCATCGATCTTTAAAGGTGAAGTTTCGTTTAACGCATGGAATGAAAAGAAATATATGTTGGTTTACAGATTGGCAGAAAAGATGAAGATCGGAGTTCAGCCAGAAATGTTAGTTCAACACGAGGATGAGGAGGTCCTCGTACCAATCACCTTTCGTGACGGAATCAAATCTCTTTTCATTATTCAAGATATCGCTGGAGAACTTCTTTAAGACTAAGTTTTGGATGATTTATCATCTGAAATTACAACCTTCAGAGATCGAAAATATGGAATTCTATGAATATCATTATTACACAAAGGATCTAACCGAAGTAATGAAGAAGCAACAGAAGGGAGAAGAAGGTCAACAAGAGCAACAAAACCAGATGATGCAAAACACTGGAATGAAAATGCCAAAGATTAATGTTCCAACCATGAAGATGCCTTCGATGAAGATGCCAAGATAGTAACGGTGATATATACTAAAAAGAATTAGAAGACATTGAGTATCTTTAAAAGTGCTTTTGAAAAGCTTTCAATAGACAACCAACAAGAAATCGCGCTAGCGACCAGGACTACTGCAGAATCAGTTAGTCCTGGTGGTGCGTTATTCAGCAAGGTTGATGAACTAATTAGAGCTATCAAGGCTACTTCAAAGAAACAAAGTGAACCAAGTGCCGGAGCTGGTACTGCTGGATCTGCAATCATGATGAGATTGATTGGAGGCAAGGCACTTACCGAGATCGGTAGGGGTTTAAGTTTAATTATAGATGCTATTAATAAATTAAAGGGCGAAGGTAAAGATCTTAAAGAAAAAATGATAGGATTGGCGGTAGGTATCGATGCGATCGCAAGGATTGGACCTTCAATTCTTAAATTTGCAGGCTATTTATTTTTAGCCGCACCACTATTGGCAATTGGAGTCATTACTGCTCCTCTATTTGGATTAAGCTTATTTATTATCGTAAAGACATTAGAATGGGCAACCAAGCCTCTTACAAATGATAAAACAATGGCTGCCCTACAAGCATTGGATCGAGTTGCATTGGGAATCATAGCGCTTGGTTTGGTGATGGTACTTGCTGCGCCATTATACGCATTTGGTATCACATCACTTCCATTGATTGCTCTTTCCCTACTTGTAATTGGAGGAACATTCTATCTGTTGGATAAATTAGGAATCGATTCTTCGATGAAGAAAACATCAGAGGCATTAGGATTTGCAGCACTTGCAATTCTTGCACTTGGAGTTTCATTCGTATTAACTTCAATGTTATTGAATACCGTTAAAGATCCATGGATCATGATGGCACAGATCGGAGCCCTAGTATTAGGAACCGGTATTGCATTTGCATTAATTGGAGAATTTGCAACTGAGGTACTTAAAGGAGCAATCGTGATGACATTAGCAACGATACCAATTATCTTATTGGGACTTGCCGCGCTATTGTTCTCTAAATCCGTATCACCTGATGAAAGTGGTTGGATTACACTTGCTCAAATCGCAGCAGCAGTTGCTGGAATTGGAGCTGGAATGGCAATTGCCGGAGCCGCAGCACCATTTATTCTGGCTGGAGCCGCAGCAATGTTGGTCGCTGGAGTTGCACTGGTTGCAATTGGATTTGGAATCTCTTCTCTTGCAGCTGCATTTAAAAGCGGTGGAGTTGATGCGTTATTGGCTGACTCTGGACATAAAACAGAAGGAATCTTTGGATTCGGAGCGGGAAGAATGATGTCAAAGATGGAATATTTAATGTATTCGTTAGGTAATTCATTTATGATCTCGCCGATCGCACTGGCTGCAATTTATGCAGGAGCTCCAGCAATGATTATGGCAGGATTTGCATTAAAATCAATCGCATGGGGAATTCAATCGTTCCAATCCATGAAGATCAATTATGATATATTACCAGCTCAGATCGCAAAGGTAACCACTGTGTTAGCCGATGCCTTTGGAGCAGTTGGTAAGAAATTTCCAGGTGGTAGAAACTTTCTCTCTTTCGTTGGACGTGGATCTCAATCCGCAGTTGCCGACGGTATCGACGCAGTTTTAGGTATGGGTAATGCCCTAACCTCAATCGCAGTCGGTATGCAAGGAATGGCAAGCTTAAAGTTCCCAGTATATGAAGGAACAAAAATTGTAAGATATGAAACTTTAGATAATTCAGTTTGGGGCAAGGTTGCATCAAACACTGGAATCATGGTAAATGTTCTGGCAAATGAATTCGGTAAGATTGGAGCACAATATCCAGGTGGTAGTCATTTTTTAAGCTCTTTAATTGGGCATTCTCCAGTGGCTGACGGAGTTGATGCTGTTTTAGGTATGGGTAATGCATTGGGATCCATTGCACGTGGCATGCAGGATATGGCAAACTTAAAGTTTCCTATCTATGAAGGTACAAAAATCGTCGGTTATCATCAATTGGATGCAGGAGTTTGGGACACCGTAACTTCAAACGTACAAAATATAGTTCATGGTCTTTCTGGAGTCTTTGGCGATATCGGTAAGAGCCCAGAAGCGGATAGAGGATGGTGGTTCGGTAAATCAAAAATCCAACATGGTATTGAATTGGTTAGCGAATTTGCAAATCCAATCGCCGCACTTGCAAAGATTGCACAAGAAATTGCAGATAACAAAATTGATCCAGAAGCAGTAAAGGCCAAAGTTATTGGATTGGTAGGTGCATTTAATGCAGCATACACTCCTGATGCAAAAGGAAATGCTTTGGTAAATGCAGACATGGTTTCAATGACTGGAACACTCGCAGATAAGATCAAACAGATAGTTGATTATGCCAATGGATACGCAACATTCGTTGGACAGTATGGCAAATACGTCGATCACTTTGTTAGATTTAAAGATGCAGTAAATGATTTCGATCAAACAAACCTAAAATTCACTGCAGATCTATTCAATGGTTTAACTTACCTTGCAAAATCTGGAAACGCAATCGATAAGATGGGAGAACAATTGACCAGTGCGATTCAAGAACTTGCAAAGATGATTGAAGATACAAAGAACAATCTAGCAACGAGCGGTCAACAACAGACTGGAATCATGCAAGAGGTTGGAAGTGCAATCTCAGGATTCAGTAGTTCGGTTTCAGGATTCTTTACAGGAAGCTCTGCGCCTTCAACGCCAACAAATGCTGCGATCGCAAAAAATACCGCAGCTGTCGGTAATTTACCAACTACAGCATCACCGAATAATTCACAGGATATTACGGCGCTGGTTGTAGCAATGAATCAATTGATTGCGAAGTTCAACGATCAGACTGGTATGAACGCGCCGATCGTTAGAGTTAGAAACGTCTAAATCTATATAAATGTCTACTCACATACATGTATGTCAACAGTTAGATAAGCCATTCAAATTTTGGAAGGCTGAGCTCTACATGATGCTAGGTCAAATAGAACTTTGGAAAAAGTTTTATGATAAACCTACGAAACTATATTGTGATTCCAATACGCTTCATATCATTGAATCAATTGGAATTCTTGATGCATGGGATGAGGTAGATTCAACCCTATTAGATGAGCCAATAGATATTAATAAGACACAATTTTGGTCTTCAGGAAAGATCAGAGTGATGCAGGCCCAAGAGACTCAATATGTCATGTCAGACCTGGATTTTATCTGTTTTGAAGATCTATCCAAGACCGATCTCTTCTTTCATGATCTGGGAGTATACCATAAAGAGATGTGGCTTTTCAATAATGTATATGCGTCTCCTCGAGAAAAATTA